TGAAATTAGATATGGACTATTAGCAATCGTGAACCATACAATAGAGTCTGGATTTCTCTGTACTGCGATACTTGTTATACCGCCAGATGTTATATCCTCTACAAGAGCAGTAAGGTCTGGTGATACGAATTTCTGTTGATTATCATTAAAGGTATATTCTCTTATTTTCCTCGCTACGAAGTCTACGAATAGAACCGCAGAGTCTACCTTTACTGCTTGAATATCGGCACTTCCATATTGTGACTGCTGTTTGATGCTAAAATTAGTTGGTGTGAGTGATTGGTCAAGTGCAGTTGACCTTATTCGCCATTCTCCGCCCGTTGTTCCAGCGGCAAGAACATCTAAAGAACTAACCCATCTACCTTTATTGGCCGATGGTATTGTAAGGGCAAATGAATATGAATCTAAAACGCCTGCATCGAAGTTCTCGAACTTACCAGTTCTACTCAACCATATATTCTGCTGGTCTAAGTTGTTAAAAGCATATACTATTCGTTCCTCAAAGAATGTTACAGAAGATGGCCAGCCAGAAACGTGCGACCACGAACCCTCTGCCCATCTCTTGGCGGCGGTTATATCGGGCGGGGCTATTATTGAAGTTGCCGTAGCGACAGTAGAGGACGCGACTGATGTTATTTTATACGTACTGGTCTGCGTACTCTCGTCTACTACAAGGTCGGCCTCTAATGTGCCTGCTGTAGCGTCAACAGCAGTTACATTCATCCTGTAAAGAACTCCATTGGATTCTTCAACGTCTGATTTCTGGATATTCCTTGACCCCCGACCGCTTGTTATTGTTGAAACATAAGTCCTGTATGTCTCCCAGTTTGTTCCGTCCTCATTTCGCTGCAATTCCAGTGTCTGTGCCCAGTTGCCAGAAGTCGTAAGTGTCCAACCGCCTTTTATCTCTATAGCCTTATCCACAACACCGGTAGCGACAGCAGTACCCTTTGCAACTGTCTGTAATCTTTTATGTGTTATTTGCCAAAGCGAATCAACGTGACCACTATCGCCAGTGACAAAAGTGTCAGACGATGATGTTAATGTAACCACACCGTCATTCACCATGATCTGTCCATCGTCTGTGCCGTCTGTAACGGCTTCGTTTGCTGTTATGGTAAGCGTTGTTCCTGTATATGCCGAAGAATATACTGTATATACACCATCGTTATCTGTGGAATCAGTTACATAAAATCTACCATTGTCAGGGAATAAACTTGAAATATCAGTCGTAGAAGTAATAGTAAAAGTTCCGGCCTCTGCAATATCATCGGTTGCCGTTGCTATCGTATATCCAGTAGGGGTAATTGCAACATCATCGTCCTCGGCTATGTCGTTTCGTTCTTTGAATGGCCCATCTTCAAATGAGATTTTGTCTAATGAGAATTCAGTAACAGATGTTCTTGAAAACTTTCTCGGTGCATAACCTATATGGGTAATCCACATTACGTCGGCAGACCGCTCAAACTGTAACTGAAATAAGTCGTCTTCTAAATACGGAGTAACTATATCAGTGTCTACTATTACACCATTATAATATACATTGATAATTTTATCTGCAAATTCAATCTCATACGCTATAGTCGCTGAATAGATAAATGATACCATACGGGACTTCTTTGTCATATCGTCAGTTTCAGCCCGATATAATGTCCCTGGCCTACGCTCTACAGGGCCGTATATTCGTGGAATCATATTGTCTAAGATTCTACAGCCAGATGCGTATTTCTTTATATCAGACCTCGTATCAATTAGCGGGGTCATCTTACCAGCGTTTAAGGATACTACTCCGATATTAGCCATTATTCGCCTATCCCATATATATTATTAACTCTACCGCCCTGCGCGTTCAAGTTGTCCATTGAATCGTCCAGTGTGAAGATATTTATTTCTGCCGTCCCGTCCCAATACATTGTTCCCTTTGCTATTGCTCTATCTGAGTTTGCAGGATTAGCGCCAGCTTGGTCATAAACAGTAACAGGATATACACCCTCTGCTATATTAGCGCTTGTATCAAAGTCTCCAACGTAATGACTACTTGCGCCAACTGTTGTTTCTGTCATTGTCACGTCATAATCGTCTGCATCTCTTCCACCAGTGCCCCATACTTCATCAGAATCGCCGTTAGTTAAGAACACATCACCATCGGGTTGGAAACGAATAGAGTATAAAGTCGAACTTGTAGTATAGTCATGTGCAATTTCGTCTGACATTATGCACTACCAAGTCTGGAATCTATTCTTCCACCTTTAGTTGAACGTATATCTACCCAAGAATATTTATCCGCCCTGCCCATATTATTCGTTTCCTGCCTGTCTAATGCCCTAACGCTTGGTGTTAAAAGTTTCAATTCTTCCTGTAAGATTTTCATTAGTTTTGGATTAGCACCGCTTAAAGAACTTACGAATTTAAGGGCAAGATGAAGAACTAATACCTCCACGAACAGTGAGTCAAATTCTGTTGGGTCTGTAACCTTTTTGATATACCTTAAACTAACAGTAGACTCGTTCGTCAACAACCTTTGCCCTTCGATTGCAAAAGAGTGACGTGTGTTCTTAGTTAGTACATCATCGTAAATAGATTTTAACCTTAGAAAATTATTTGGCAATATGAACTGATTATCCCATTCAAAAGCAGGGTCGGTAGTATCCTGCGATAAACTTGCCCTTGCAGAAGCAAATCGCCAAAAATGAGACCGCACCAAAGCATCTCTTGTCTGCTCAAAATGAAGCCGAGCCTGTATAGCCTCTGGCTTAGTATCGGTAACATCATCAAAATCATTGATACGCTTTGCACCAATTTTTCCAAGTGCCATATTAACAATTGATGTATTAGAAATACTCATATCTTATCCTAACGGCTTATCGCCTGTAAAACCTTCAATATAAACAAAACACGCCGCCTTGTAACTGCCAGAACCGCCAGCACCGGTTAAGTCAAGTGCTTTTTTGTCTGTTATTTTTAGCGGCTTACTAAAATCTTTCGAGAATGTAGTCTGCCCATTGTCTATGAGTTGAACTGGCCCTAACAGAACAGCGCCAGCACCATCTGTGAGTGTGAGTTTTATATCAGATATAACAGCACTTGTGCCAGCAACAACGCCCATTGTGACGTGAGTTATGTACGAAGCACTATGTTCTCTGGTTGGTGCTGCTTTCAACTCCGCTGCCAAACTCGTACCTATCCAAGTGCCAGAATCGTAGTTCACCGCCCAAGGTGTGCCTCTCTCGATTGGCATTTTTCCGTCACCAGTGATGGGTGGTGTAGTAGTTGCCACTAAACTTCTCCGTAGTTAAAATGCTTGCATTTTATTGTCGGGTCGATTATTAAATCATAACCCGCTTCCTGTGCTATCCTACTAAAGTACTCGTCCTCGCCCTCGTCGTAACACCTACCACGCTCATCAATAGCTCGATACTCTATTTTGAAACAAGGTTGTTTAAGTTTATCTAATACCTCTCTTGCCACCAGAAGCGTAGAACCACCAACTGTGTTTACTTTAGTAAGCCCGCCTGGAAGTGGCTCGGCTCTGTTCGCCCAAGTTCCATTGTACTTAAATGACCACGACTTCTCATTTGTATTCATTGGATATACACCTGCCACTATTGGCAAGTTATAACTGAGCAGTTTTTGCAATGTTCCCTGCGGTGGTAATACATCGTAGTCCATAAAGTAAACGTGAGTTATATCTGGGTCTTTTAATGCACCGTCAATTAACGTACTCCTACCAACACCTGCATCTCTTGACGATACATAAGCGAATAATCTATCCTTGCCGGATTCAGAAAAGATATACCACGCTGTGCGTACATCAATGGAATAGTCTTTTAGTACTGGTACGCCAATTAACACTTTAGCCATTATTCAGAGTCCGTTGTGAACGTCCAGACATTGCCTTTTGCAATATCGCCATTGATATGTTCATCTATACGCCAGTAGTAAGTATTATTTGGCTGAAGCGAGGAAACATAACTTTTCTCTGACTGGGTAGATATTGTTTTTGTGAGGTTTTTATTTGTATCCAGATATATATCGTAGGACATAATATTACTATCACTTTCCCACGACAACGAAGTAGTGTAACTTGCAGTTGCGCCATCTTGCGGAGTTGGATTGAAAGGTTGCTTTGCCGTTGGAAGTAAAGTTGTACCCTTGACAATTAAGTGGATATTAAATTCAGCTTCCGCTTTTAGTACCAAAGCATTACCGGCCGTGCAGTAAATTATATTCTCAAACTCAATCTCAAATGGTTTGTTCTTACTTAACTCCATCGGTCCTAAGATAGTATTTGACCCGTCAAGTATCTCAACCCATTTATTAGCACCACTTGAGTTTATGGTAATACTCTTTATGCCATAACTCAATTCTTCTAAAGAGGGTCTTAACTCTATACCAGCAATCGCATTAGTCTCAACAACATTTAAGACCCAATCTGATTTCAATACACTTTGACTTAAATTTATTTCTGTTATAGTCGTCATAATACTCCTAACCTGTAGCCGTAAAGCCTTCTACATAAACGTATACAGAACCAGCCGCTGCGCATTTAACAGCTAGCGCTTTGTTCGATGTGACTTTAAGTGGCTGTTCAAACTTCCAACTGATAAGGTTCGCAGTTAGAGTTCCAGACAGCCAAGGGCCAAATAACAAAGTCGCATCTCCGTCCTGTAACCGCGGAAAAGCGTCTGCATCATAGGCCGTTTGAATTATCGCACCCGTGATGTATAAAGCCTTTCCAGTGCCAGGTGCGGCCACTATATCGATAGCAGTAGAGGCGTCTGCATCTGTACCTGTAAATGTCCAGTACGTCTTGCCCATAAAAGAACCATCATCTGTTCTTGTAGGAGTTGCATTCGTATCAAAAGCCATAATTTATTTCTCCTTATTCCGCTATTGCGTGATGGTCTTGTGGATATTGAGCTTGGTCGTAAACTGCTTGAGTTGGAGTAGTGCACGAAACGCCACCCTCGTCAGCAGAGCCTATAACTGGCCCTTTAGCCGGGACATCTTGGTTTGCACCGTACGCGCCAGGGTCGGTTGTGGTTAATGTGTCGTTACTGGCGTCTAAATTTGTAGTAGCAAACATTTCTACCATCTTGTCTATCTCGTCCCAATGGACGCTATTCAAACTACTGTGAGGGTTGTTCCTTGCATACCGCAAGAATCCCCAAAGAATCTGATTTTGTGTTGAATCAGCCATAATAACACTCCTTAAATTAAATTGCCCTGCTCGTCGCGGGGCCATGTGTTTAGTTTTTTCTCACCAAAGAACTGTATATAGTTTTCATCATATAGTTTTTTGTTCATCGGGCGACACGAATCGCCCTTACCGTAACTCGTAGTCCTGCTAATCTTTGGTTGTCCGTCTTGGTCGGTGTAACCAGCTTTGTGAGACCTGTGATTTACTTCGTCCCTTATACTACTTTCCGATTCGGTAACAGGAACTATCTCATTAGGTGCTTTGTGTCGTTCTGTTATTATATTCATAAAAGATAGGGGTAGGTTTTTAGCCCACCCCTTCCTTAATTAGATTGACAACTGCAGCATCACAAGAGGCATTGTTCCAGTACCAGATTCGGTACCATCAATAATAAAACCAGCTTGCTGACTACCGCTTTCAAGTGTTAGAGCGTTGCCGCCATTAACAGAACCGTCTCCAACAAAGTAAACAGTTCTATCGTTGGTGCTGTCGCCAGGAGTGGAGTCTCCACCACCCGGAGTAATCCATACTGGCCCCCAAGTCTGCATCCAGAAGAATTGACCAGTAGTAGCAGCCACGTTAGGCATACCCATTACTGAACCAAAACCATTAGATGTAGACGCTAATCCCATATAGTTATACGGATTAATAACAGTCTCACAGAAACCTGCGGCATGAGCCAAAGCCCAAGGAGCGTCAACCGTGATGATAGATGTACCGCCACCCGTTACAGCAGTGTTACTCATAA